GCGTTCGCGGATCAGGCTGGCAACCCTGTTTTCCAGGTACTCAACCTCATCTTCCAAACGTTCAGACTTGGTTGTCACGTGCCCTCCTCGCTGGTCTCTGGGGGAGAGATCACGGGTTCATTCAGTTCTCGTTCAAGCCGTCCCAGAAGGGTCTCGTCCTCGATGAAGTACGGGTCGAGTCCACGCGAAAGGTTGCCGACGATCTGGCCTAACCGGAGATCGGGGTGGCGCCGCCAATAGTGCTCAAGTGCGCCCAGCGTCTTCCCAATGCGCCGCGAATCTCTCATGGGGCCTCCCCCGCTTGGCTGCGAGAGTGCCCCGACGCGGGACAATCGGGGTCAGGGATACGACTGGCGGCGGGCATCGGGTAGCCCGTGTTCTCGGTGCCCGGCATGATCGATGTTCCGGCCGTCCAGTCGCAGGTGCATCGCTTCTCCGTGTCGCGGTCAGCCACCTAGAATCAACCTCCTTAGTGCTTCCTTGTTGGTGATGGTTGGTAGGACACGGTGCTCGTCGACGGTGTCCTTGGCGATGATGTGAGTGACAGTGACCGGCTTGTCCTGTCCGATGCGGTAGATCCTGTCCGCTGCCTGGACGTTGGTTGCCGGGTTCCACGAGCGATCGAGGAAGATGGCGTTGTTGGCACGGAACAGGTTGACACTCTCACCCAGCGTGCTGAGCGTCCCGATGAAGACCCGGCCCTCTCCCTCCTGGAAACGGGCGATCATCTCGGCACGCTTGTCCTGCTTCACGTCGCCGGTGACGACGAAGGACTCGATGCCCTTCGCCTCCAACCTGGCCGCCATGGCATGAGCCGCGGCCTTGTACCAGGAGAACACAACGAACGCCTCGTCCTCGTTGTCCTCGATCATTTCGAAGGCGAGGTCGAGCTTGGTGCTGTCCTCCATCTCGCCGCTCACTAGGTCGAGGCCGGTCGCCACCTGGCGCAGGGCGCCGAGCATGGGTAGCCCGTCCTGCGCCTTGATCTTGGTGCCGTCCTCCAGCTCAGCGAGGCAGGAACTTACCAGCTCCTCGTACGCTTTCCGTTGAGCTGAAGAAAGCTCAACGTAAATGTTCTCCTCGGTGCGGGGCGGGAGATCTAGCTCGTCCTCTTTTCTTCTGTAAACCATGAACACCCCGAGCTCCTCGCGCAGCTCCTCGAGACGCTCCAGCTTGATCCCCACGAACACACGGCTGAACCCGCCGTCGACGTAGTCGAGGAACCTGTCATTCCAATCCCTCCACTTCGAGCGGTAGCGCTCGGGGAACAGCCACTGGAGCGGGCTGAACAACTCGTCGGCGTGGTTCTGGATGATCGACCCCGACAGCGCCAGCTTGTACTTCGTCGGCACCTTCTTCAGGGCACGAGTCATCTTCGCCTTCGGGTTCTTGATCCTGTGTGCCTCGTCGGCGACGACCAGGTCCCACGGGCCGTACTTGTTCCAGCCCCGACCGTCCTTGCCGCCGATGATGGCGAGCGCTTCGTAGTGGACGATCAACAGGACCGGGACGCCCTGTTGGCGCATGTCCAGCACTCGGCGCATGGTCCGTTCGCGCTTAGTCTTCTGATTCGGCAGCACGATTGCCTCGTGAGGCCAGAACCGCCGGGCCTCGGGTAACCACACCGTTGTCTTCGCCGTGTTCGGGGCGACGACGATGACGTTCTCTGCCTTCAGCGCATCTGCGATGGTGTACGCACCGAGCGTCTTGCCGAGGCCGCGCTCCCACCCGATGTAGGCGCCGCCGTGCTCCTTCAAGACAGCCACCATGTAGCCGAGGTCGAGGTTCTGGAACTGGTACCACCACTGCTCCCCGTCGCCGACGACCACACTCGGGGCGTCGGCTGACCCAATCAACTCATGGTTGGGGCTGAGCGCATCAGCTACGTTCGGAGCGCTGAGGCTGACGTAGTGGCAGAACGGCGTGGCGTTGTCGAAGGGGCGGACGTCCTGGATCGCCCTGTCCCGGATCTCCTCGAGTTCGGGATGTGGGACTGCCAGATCAGGGAACAGCTTCAACACCACGGCGGCAGCGCGTGGCGTGATGTCTTCGACTCGCAGCACCCACGCCTTCTCGTCTGAATCCCAGAAGGCGCCGGGCACGGAGCGGGCCATGGTCTGTTTCGGATAATCCCTCGTCAGGACTATCGGCTCCTGTGTCGCTGTGCTCATGTCAACTGCCTACTATACATGAGCCAGGTCCCGAGCGAACTCGAGATAGCTGTACTGCCTAGCCTCGATTGCCTTTCGGTCGGTCGGCTCATAATCGTCGTGATACTCGAGCTGATCAGCCAGATGCTCGGCGGCATCTCCCATTGCCAGCCTGAGCAGCTCGATGTCCTGCTCGTCCATGCGCAGGGTCACCTGACCCCGGTTGCGTCGACGGGCCTTCACTCAGGGACCTCCTCGAGACTCCACTCATCCTCACCGATGGTCACTAGCTCAGCGACATCGAACGCGCCGCCGTTGATGGCGTGCTCGATCAGGTTTGTGATCGTCCCAACGACGTCGTACCTTGCGTCCGCCGCTTCGCTCTCCTCGGCGTCGAACTGCACGTACAACTTGACCTCGTAACGAGGCATCCTGGTTGCTCCTTTCGTGTGTGCTAGATGGACGGCAGCGCTTCTAGGTTTGCGCCGTCGTCTTCCTCGATGTAGCCCAGGGGATCGGTGGAGTAGACGATCTTGCTGTCATCCTTGATCTCCATGGACCGTGCCCCGATCGACGGGGCGTTGCGTAGAAGAAAGTTCAGGTTGCGTCTCGGGCTGGTGGCGTAGTCCTCACCACGTGGCAGCTCGATCGAGACGACTGAGTCGGGGTCGCCTCCGAACGCCCCGGACCCTGTCATGCCAAGCGCCTCCCCGCCCCTGGTCTTGGCCGATTCCTTCGAATCGTGGTGGGTGGTGACGACGGTGATCCCCTCGTCCTGGACCCTCTCGAAGAAGCCAAGCACCCGGCGGACCTCTTGCTCACTGTTCATGTCGATAGCCCCGCTGAGGCGGCGGATCGGGTCGATCATCACGACCTGGATTCCGGCGGCAGTCAGATCGCCGAGCACTCTGTCCTCGTGCTTCTTGTTCCCGGCCACTAGCTCGGGCCGGCGCAGCGGGGTGTAGGTGAAGAAGTGCTCGTCGAAAAGCTCAGGCTCCCTGGCATGGCTCCTCAACTGATAGACCCGCTGCCGATAGTAGGCCCACGGGATCTCGTATTGGATCACCGCAACCTTGCAGGGCTCCTCGATTGGCTCGAAGCAGGCCCAGTCCAGCCCCTGCGCAAGCGCAGCCATCATGTCCAGCGTGAGGAACGACTTGAAGCTCTTGATCCAGCCGTGCAGGATTAGCAGCCCACCGATCGGCAGCAGCTCGTGCTCGAACCAGCTGGACTGCTCGGGCACATCGAGATCGAGCATGGCCCCAGCAGCGACGAGGGGCGGCAGCTCGAGCATAGTCGGGGCGCCCTGGATTTCCGGCAGCTCGGGCGCCGTGGCCGGGTCCTGGTCGCACCAGTCGCCGTCTCCCGTTGGCACGAGGCGCTCTGTGTTCGCAGCCTGCTCGAACCACTTTGCCGCACCCTCCTCGCCCGCTGCGTCTCGATCGAGTGCGACGAGGATCTGCTCGTATTCCGACAGCTGCTCGATCATGCGAGGCGTGAGCGCCTTGGCTCCTGCTTGCATGATGGCGACATCGCAGGGATAGACCGACGACAGCCAGCCGCCGTCAGTCTCGCCCTCGCAGACGATCACACGGCTAGTCCGCTCAGCCCCGTGAAGGACGAGCTTGACCTCGGGCCACTCGGACCCGAGCCGGGACCAGCGCCGACCTGAGACGATGTCACGAAACTTGATGCCCTGCTCACCGGCGAAGGCTAGGACCGTAGGCTCTGCTAGCCGCGCGCCCTGTCTGAGCAGGGCAGCGATATCGATGTGCTTGCTCTCGCAAAACGCATCGAGCGCCGGGTTCTCTCCTGGTTCAGGGAGCCGCTCGTACCCGTCCCAGGCATCGGCGAACTCCTGGTCGTGTGTGGCGAGCGAGCCCCACTCGCTATTGCTGTCGCCCATGTCTACTTGGCAAGGCTATCACCTAGTCTCCGACTTCCCATTCGAAATCGTTGCGACAATCTCGGTCGCAGGAATGGCAACAGGGATACTCATCTGAGATCTCGGGACCGTAATCGCTTCGTGAAAACACGAAGGCCTCTTCCGACCCAACATCCTCTGCATAGTGGGTTGGAGATACTGACCAGTCGTAATCAGTACGAAGGTAGAACTCCATACCGCCGCAACCCCGACACGAGATTTCCTGGCGATCGTCGTCGTCGCCGTAGAACTCGCGACCCAACTCCTCGGCGTCGTTGTTGTCCAGCGGACGCAGTCCTACGCAGTGGCTGCACTGCTCCGCGGGCATGTCCTCGGCGTCGCTCTGATAGGCACTCCCGGTGGGCAAGCCGCAGGTCGAGCAGCGAACGGCCCGCATCGGTCGGGCCTGTTCTGCGATGATTTCGGCGGCGCTGGAATGGAAGTCAAACGTTGCCGTGTGCGTGTCAGTCACCGACCCATCCTCCCTTCGTGATTGTGAGTGTGGCTTGATTCATCATCGTGATCCTGTCTATGGGCTCGCCAGCGAAGTGCCGGCGCAGAGCACGAGTGAGGATCGAGCTGACCATGAGGCCAACATCAATGATCCCTCGTGCGGTGCAACTGAGGTCCTCGCCCTCGTCGTCGTCGAACAGCGCCTGCTCCTCGTACTTGTCGCAGTCGTCGAGATTGCAGGGGTCGACGGCGTAGATCACGATGAACTCTCCGCTGAGCCGAGCGTCCATGTAGAGCGGGACTCCCGTGTTCAGCTTGATCCTGGGCCACACATCCTTACGTGCGGCCATCGAGTCCAGCCCCGATACAACGACCCCGTCCAACGAGAACTGAGGCGGGATGCCATCGGGATAACTGACCGGGTGACCAATGACCTCCTGATCTGCATCCTCGCCAAGGATGTACCCAGCGAGAGTGTCGACCTTTGTGTAGCCGACGTCATGCACCGAGTAGAACTGGTTCGGCTGATTGTGCGGCTCGACCGTATCTGGGTCGATCAGCGTGATCTTCGGGATTCCGAGCTTGGCCGCACCAAAGGCGGCGAAACTCCCAATTCCTCCGACGCCAATGAACGTGACCTTGGCGTCGGGATGGTCAGCCGGATTAAAGATCCCCAGCTGTCTTGTGTAGAGCCCGGTCATGGCAGCCTCCTCAGGCCGCGACGACGCCGTCGCGGATCGTGACCGTCCGGTGCGCCTTGGCGGCGAGCTCGGGGTCGTGGGTCACGTAGAGCACTGTCGACCCCTCGGCGTTGAGCCGCTGCAGCAGGTCGAACATCTCCGCCGCCGTGCGGGGGTCGAGGTTGCCCGTCGGCTCATCGCCG